CACAGAAAGGACCAGTGGAACCGGTTTGATCAAGATCATGCATCATTCTGGGGTAAGACTACCACACCACCCTCTATTTCAAGAGGGAAACCCGGCAAGGGTCGTCGCTTGCAGGAAGGAACGGTAAGGACTCAGGAGACATCGAAATTTTTGACTGAAAGGAATGTATTATCCACTTCAAGAAAATTAAGTGTCTGAACTGAGTGCTTCGGAGGAACAATGTCCAACGGAACCTTCTGATTACGACTAGTTACTAGTGGTGGTGTCTCCAACCCGATTTGGGTGCATGGAACAACATCTGGTCAGAAGATGGTCAACCCTGAGCATAAGTGTATCTAACACTTTTCTCTACAAGTTGATCATAAGGGAACGGGAGGGGAAGGTCGGGGAGTGTTGAGTGGGAGAACGTTGGAGGGGCACGAGGGGTGCCAGCTTCACCTGGTGGGACTGTATCATACATAACACAGTCCCCATCCAGGTCGAAGTCGGGGGAGATGGGAGTGGGTTTGGTGGGAATGGGTTTGGGACAAGGGACATGACCGAGATAATCTCCGGTCCAGATGTCTTCAATTGGGACAAGGTTGTGCGGGGTAAAGAAGGAGTTGTGAGTTAGTATCCAAGTGGCTTCCGGGAGATCATAGACCTCCTCATCTGTCAACGACCCAAAGATGGGTCCCTCAACAGGAATGGGCACACGTCGGCACATCACAGTCTCATCCAGTATACCACTCATATGGCCGGAGTAGGTGTCACTCTCAGTGATCACTTTCCAACCAAAGGGTGGCGGAAGATGTTGGGCTCTAGATACTCGAACCCCATGGAAGGTGTTGTCATGAACAACCCCTCTTCGGGTTCTGGTCACAAGGGGCCTTTCAGCCGGGAGATCACTCAGACCAAGTTCAAACAAACTTGGTGGAGTATGGATCTTCTTGTGGTTGGCCTTATAGTGATGGAGTTTGCTGGGGTGAGGACAAGCAGTCCTCCCCGTCATCAAACTCTTCCCTATAAGACCAACATCTGAATTCTGTATCTTCCCTGGATGACGATGGCGTCGAGACAGGTAGGTCGCTAATCTCCGCTGAAAGGGAGATATGAAGGACGCTTTACCGTCAAGACCACAGCCACCGGCAGATCTGGGTATGTAGAGGTTGAACTTCCCTCCTGAGGTCGCCTTTGCTATGTCAGAAGAGTAGTATTTAAGGAATTGCTGAGTGAAGAAGTTAGGGTTCTGAAATCCTGGTTTGATCTTATTATGGATATCCCAGAAGGGGACAAAGTCAGAGACTTTCCCATTGACCTTGGAACCATGGGTCAACAGTCCAACATTCGCGTATGGAATCATTTCACAAGGCTTCCCACATGGTGTGCGGAAGAGTGTTGTGTTGATCGTGCAAAATTTGTTGGAAACAAGATTCTTTCCTGGTGATCGATCGAAACCAATCACAGGCAGGCAGTCCAACCAATGTT